GTAGCACCGCCTCACGGTCTGACTACTGCACCCCACTCCGCGCTTGTGTCCCCCCACCCCTCGCGCGTCGAATGTTGCACGAGCGATGCGCTTTCATCAGAACGGAATCGGGATCACCAGGCACTAGGTGGTCTGCCTGCCAGGGGTCGCCTGGTCGGTCGTATTCGCCGCATAGCCAGCAGGGTCCGGGTGTCTCCCGTACTGCCTTGGCTCGCTTGCGGTAGTCACCTGCGTAGTGGGGTCGTGGTGCGCGCTTGGAGTCTTGGATGCGGTTGTGCAGGATGCGGCAGTCGCCGCAGCGGGTCTGGCTGGTGAGCCGACCGCAGTCCAGGCAGGGACGCGGTAGCCCTGGCATGGCCTAGTCCTCGGGTGTCTCGGCTGCCCGTATGACCCTGGTCTCCTTGGCCCCCGGCTTCTCCCCGGTGGCCCGATAGACGGCGGCCTCGATGAGTGCCCAGTTGTCCACGATGGCACCAGCGGAGGGATTGCCTAGTTCTGTCTTGATGGCGGCCAGGATCTCATTGGCGCTCATGTTCGGCTCGCTTCTCCAGTAGCGCATCGAGGTACGCATACCAGGCAGGACCGCGGTCAGCGGTGGGGACTAGGGACAGGTGACGCAGCGCCTCGTCAATCTCGGAGGTGGCGTCAGCCATGGCGACGCTCATACAGACTCCATGAATGACGAAAGCCGCCCCGGTTGTGGGACGGCGTATGGTTACAAACGTAACCACATATCAGATACTAGCGGCGCTCCCGTCAAATCGCTCATCCACCCCCCGGCGTGTCGCAAACTATTTACGGCTCAAACGTCTTGACGTATTCCACGAGCGCCGCATACTTCTGCCGTTCCTCCCGCCGTGCCTTGGCCAGGATGACGCAGACCCAGCAGTTGCCGGGTGGCTTCACCCCTGGGGGACACAGCGGGTCATGGTCGTTGGCCAGGATCATCGCATCAGCCAGACGGCCAGCCAGATGGATGCGGCAGCAGCCAGGATTCCAGCGGCGGCGAGGACGGCCATCCAGTCCACCTTCATGGCTTCTTGACCTTGCGTGCTTTCCACTTCCAGATCCAGCAGCCGCGCTTCTTGCTGTATTTCCAGCGGCCATAGAACTCGCGGCTCATGCCTTGACCTCCTGATGGGTCCATAGGTGTGCGATGAAGTCGGTGGCGTCCCCGGTCACAGTCACCGAGACGTCGCGCCGCAGCCAGCCGCGTGCCGTGGCCTCGATGTGAAACAGGGGGACGACGGTGGCGCAGACGGGACAGGTGGCGGTGATCCAGGTCATGCCGTCACCAGCGCTTTCAGACTGTGGAGGTCGTAGCGGCCACCGGATCTCCGTATGACTCCCTCGGCAGCCCAGCGGCGCAGGGTGCGGGTGTTCACGCCTAGCCAGCGACTAGCGGCCTCAGCGTCCAACCACAGTTCCGAGTCCTTGCTGGATGCCACCACGCGCAGTAGTCGCTCAGTCGGCCAGGTGGTGCGGCAGCCTCGGCAGGTGATGGACCCGTCAAAGTCCTCGCCGCTGACGATCAGCACGGTTCCGCACTCGCCGTCGTCGGTGTCGGCGGGACAGGTCACCCGCCATGCGGTGCGTCGGGTCTGGCCTGCGGCTTGCTGGCTGGAGCGATGCACCTGGCGCAACTCGGCTGCAAAGTCGTCAATCGCTGGATGCTCGGTGCAGGACTTGGCCAGCCACGAGCCGAGGAACGCGACGAGGTGGCGCAGCAGGGTCGCGGCACGGTCGTCGGGGAGTGTCGCTGTGGCGAGTCCGTATTGGCTGAGTCCGTAGTCCTCGCGCCAGATCCGCTCCCAGGACTCCAGGACGGCGATGGCGTCGAACCCGGCAGCGACGTCGAGTGCTGCCACGTTGATGCCCAGCGTGCGCTCGGTGCTGCGTCCGTCCCCACCTTGGCCGGGGATCAGGTTGCCGCTGGCTTGCTCCATCAGCCGGGGCAGGTCGTCAAGTTGGCGACGCATCCTGGCCTCACAGCGGTCACATGCCATGCGCTTCGTCTCGTAATGGCAGATGACGCAGGTGCCGGAGTCGTTCATGCGCCCACCGCCTTCCTGCGTCGGTAGTGCTCGGACACGGCAGACATCTCCCACGGCTCCCGCTTGCCTGGTTCCGGCAAACGCGACAGCACCTCGGCTGTCTCGCCCTTGCAGATCGGACACGGCACCACGGCGTCCTCACGGGTCCGTGACGGCATCCACCCGTGGTCGCAGGTGGTGTGAGTGCAGACACACTCGGAACGTCCACAACTGCGGCCCCGGTCGGCGCCTGCAATCTCCCGGCTCGTCAGGTGCGCTTTCCAGGCGTCATTGAGGATCGCCGGGTGCGGCCTACGTTCCGGGTCCTTGCCGAGGTATGCGCCCCAGAACTTCCGAGCCCACGACTCGTCCACGCTCGGCAGTAGCGCGTCCAACCAGAACAGCACCGCTGGCTCGTCGGCGACCATGTACGGGTCAGCAGCCTTGAGGTATTGCAGCATCGCTGATGTCTGTGCTGCGTTCATGGCTGGATCGCCTTCTGGTTAGCCAGGTACGCCAACTCCAGGTCAGACATCTGGCGCGGTTCCTCGTCGAGGGTTGCCAGGAACTCCAGGTTGCGTCGGTGGCGCTGCATAGCGGGGGAGGACTGCGCGCGGCTCGGTAGTGGGTCGTCGTCCCAACGCTCCCCATTCAGCCACGTAGCGGCGTGAGCGGTGAAGCCGTCCTCCCGGTTCGGGTCATCCCGGTATCGCTCGGCAGCGGCGATGATGTGCGCTGCTGATGCCTTGCTGACAGCCTTAGTCCACGCCTTCCTTGCTGCGCCTTTGCTTTCCTTGCGTGGATAGACAAACCAGAACGCATCGAACTCCGCTGTCTGAGTTCTGTAAGTCTCTTTATCTAAGTCTGATTCTCTTAGTCTTAGTTCGTTACTCACCTGTGGACTACCGTGGTCCACCAGCGGCCTACCGTCGTCCACCCGTGGACTACCCTGGTCCACCTGTGGACTACCTAGTCCACCTGTGAAGTAGGTGCACTCACACTCGGATACCCAATGCAGGTGGTATTCGTTGCTGGCCCAATCGCCGTCATCGCTGCTGCGCTGGCGGTAGCACATAGCACCCGCGTCGCGCAGCTCGTCCTTGGCGCGACTGATCGTGGATCGGCTGACCCCGAGCATGTCGGCTAGACGCTTGCGGCCTGGGAATGATGTCTTGGTCTCGTCCCCGTGCTTGCGTAGGACTAGCCACAGACGTAGCGCGTGCGCGCTGAGGTTCTGCTGTTCTAGTAGCCAATGCGGGACCATCTCAAATGGTCCACGCTCGACGATTACCTGAGATGCCCCGTGGGGCTGATGTACCCTGCTCACAGCCGCTCCAATCCAGCGGTTAGTGCCACGGCAGCCCTTACCCGGCTGGACGTGGCACGACTTATTGGGTCGTGCGCAGGTGTGTTCATTGTGCCACAAATCTCCAGATTTCTCAAGGTCTCAACCTCTAGTTGAGCCTTTGTTTCCAACGGTTATTTGATGTCAGACGGTCGTGCTAGAAGGGCGCGTGCGCCGGGTCGGATAACTTCCATGGGTCGTCCTCGATCGGCGCACCCTTACTGCGTCCGACCTGCGACAACCAGCGCAAGTCCTGTGCCACCGTGTCGGCCAATACAGCCACACTGCGGCGTTCGTTGCCGTCCTTGTCAGTCCAGACGTCCTCCTTGGCTTTACCGACCACAACGACCGCAGAACCCTTCGACAGGTACTCCACGCATTGCTCGGCAATAGGACCGAACGCGGTGACGCTCCACCACGTCGTGTCCACGTCCTCCCACTTGCCGTCCACCATGCGGCGGCCAGACGTCACCACCCGCAACTTGCAGATGCCTTTCCCGTTCTGGCCGAACTTCAGTTCGGGGTCGGCACCTAGCCGACCAACCAGGGTCACTTGGATACTCATGCGATTGCCTTCCTTCTGTTAGATCGGATCTGCCTACGTTCTGCGTCTGTCGTGCCACCCCAGATGCCGTACACCTCGTTGATGCCGGTTTCCAGGCACTCGGCCTGGACATAGCAGCGACCGCAGACGTCCTTGGCTGCCTTGACACCGATCAGGTCCGTGGGGTCAGGAAAGAACGCCTCCGTCCCGACCTCCAGGCATCTCGCGTTATTACGCCAATCCATCGCCGTACCCCGCTTCCCCTAGTAGTTGCACCGCTTGGCTGAAAGTCATCAGCACCGGCCACTCGGCGATCCGTGCAGGGCCGTAGCCGTCGGGACGAATGACGGCGATACAGACGGTCCCGTCGTTGGCGCGCTCGGCTTGCTGGCGCAGAGTCCCGGTCAGGTCCAGGTCGCGGCGCGCTTTCACCTCGACGTCAATACCTGGCACTCCCGTGACGTCGGTGCCTTGACGTCCTGCGCCTGTCGGCTCGGCGAACGGCCAGCCGTGCTCGGCCAGGTATTGCGCCACGATGCGCTGGGAGTCGTAGCCACGGTGCTTCCTGTGCTGGCTCATGGCCGACCGTCCTCATCTGCCAGGTACTTGTCGCGCTCCCATGACCACGCGCTGAAACCCTCGTCGTGCGCGGCTTGCGGGTGCTCCGTGATCCAGCGATGGCAGCGACGGCACAACGCACGCAGGTTGTCCATGACATAGATCCCGTCCCGCCATTGGCTGCGACGTATGACCTCGTGAACGTCGGTGCTCGGGTTCATGGAGCAGCGCTCGCAGATGGGACGGTCGTCGAGGACACGCTCGACCAGGGTGCGGCGTTCCTTGGCACGCTTGGCGCGCTTCTTGGACATGAACCTCATGCCGCACCGAGTAACCGCAGCGCGAGTGCTGCCTGTTGCGGGAGGACGCCGTTGCCGAGCATCTTCAGTTCCTGCGATGGGCTCAGGCCATGGCCGGTAACCCAGCCTTCCGGCAGACCCATCATCCACTCAACGAACAGAGGACTTAGGCGGTCCCGATCGGCTCGGCGAACGGTAGGGGCTGGAGCAGATCGGCCCAGGACGCGCTCCCAGCGGTCAATGGCTGGTGCGTAGTCGCCCCAACGCGCAGCGCTTCCTGCTCCAGGCTCTTGCCGTGCGGTGCCGGCCTCCCATCTGCCGCCTTCTGTCTTGCCGCCCACTCGTCCCACGCCTGCGGGTCCTTGCCGGCTCCCATGTCGTTCACGGCTGGGGTCGGCAGCAGCGCTAGCGCGTTCTCCAGGTTCTGCGGTCCCTCGCGCGGGTAGATTGTCTGGTTGCGCTCCTGGCCGTTCATTGCTCGGGGAGTCGGTAGTAAGCCGACAGCAGTCGCCAACTCCCGACCGCTCTCGTCCTGGCGTATCCGCGGCAGATCGCGGCCTCGTTCCCCATCCGACGCCTTCGGGGTCGGTAATCCCAGCACAGCGTTCGGGAGACTCTGAAAGTTCCCACCGGTCGGCAAGCCGCGTGAGTTGTCGGCCAACGGGGTTGGCAGCGACAAATAGGCGTGCTCGACTGTGGCAGGCTCCGGCGTCGGAAGCTCGTACAACTCCCCACCGCGCAGACATCCCCAGGTCGGCAAGGTCGGCGAGGACATCGGCAAATCCCAAAGTGAGGTGGCCGCGCACGTTCTCCAGGACGACGTGGGACGGTCCCAACGCGCCAATGGCATCTCGTACATAGGGCCATAGGTGTCGTTCATCGTCCTTGCCTTTCCGATTGCCGGCGTTGCTGAATGGCTGGCATGGGTAGCCAGCGGTGATGACGTCCACTCGCTCGACCTGCGACCAGTCCACGCGGGTCACATCGCCGAGGTTCGGCACGCCAGGGTGATGCGCTGCAAGGACCTTGCAGGCCGCTGGCTCCACTTCGGCGTACCAAGCCAGGTCTCCACCGACAGCCATATCCAGACCGCCGTACCCGCTGAACAGGCTCCCTACCCTCATGTGTGCTGCCCCACCGCTTCGGCAGCAAACTGCGACCGCGTGGCGGCTGACAGGGTGCGGCCAACCTCGATCTGCACACCGAGCGTCCGTATGCGCTCACGGCAGGCGCGATGCTTGGCCGCTGCCAACTCCATCGCCAATGCGTCGTCAAAGACCGCCACCGTCGCCAGCGCTTTGCGTGCATCCACGGGACCGTCAGCAGCCAGGAACGCGCGCGCATACGCCACCTCGTGCGACTGCTTGGCGACCACGGCAGCCTCGTCCAACTCGGCCACCTCGACGGTTGCGGCGTCCAACAGCCGCGACAACTCGGAGAGCCGCTTGACGATCTCCAACTGACTCGGCGCGGTCATTGCCGCCACCCGTGGTTAGTCGTGCAGGCTTCCAGCATCCAGGCACCGCAGACGGTGCAGCGGGTCAGACGTCGGAGTAGGCGCAGGGACTTGGACATCAGTCATCCCCGTCCAGGTGGTGCGCGTCATAGTGCCGTGCGTGACCTCTCCAGCCGTCCTGACCGATCTGGCCGCACAGGAAGCAGCGCCACTTGCCGAGCGAGATCACAGACATGAGGACCGCCAGACACGGATCGGCCTGCCGTGGCACTCGGGACGGGTCGAGGTGGCCCACCCGTCGGTGGCACGGATGACACCACGGGAAGCGGCACGCTTCATCAGCGCGCCAAGTGCGCGCGGTTCATGCGTGGACACATGGCCGAGCCGCTGCCACACGTCGTCGGTGGTGAAGTTCTGCCGGGTCGCCGCCAGCACCTCGATCACCCGCGCTGCCTCGGCCTTCCAGTCGGGGTTGGCGTGCGCCTCGACTTCCTCCAGATACGTCAGCAGGTCAGACATCGCGGTCCTGCCAAACCTCGGCCAAGACGTCAGGGTCCGACAGGTCGCGGGTCGTGCCGCATTGGACGCACTTGTAAACCAGGCCGCGCACGGTCTCGCTGTGCTGCGTCCGACCGTTGCAGTTCCAGCACCAGAACTCAGCCACGATGGACCCCCAACTGCGGGTTGCGTGCCCGGTAATAGGCAGCAATCCACGCCTTGAGGTCCTGCTCCTGCGCTTCCTCCACCGCGTCGTCGGCTTCCTGCTGCGCGCGAGCCTGCGCCTGTGCCGTCAGCACCTCAATGGCCCAATGCACAGCCCAGGACGACAGGCTGCCGAGATCCGTGTAGCCGTCGCCAAACAGTTGATGTGGTGACACTTCCTCCAGCGCCAAGAGGTCATCCAGGTAGTCAGCCTGCGAGCGGGTGCAGGTGTGCGTGGCCGCGATACGCCATCGCTTATCGGTCGCCAGCGGTACATGCTGCGGGTTGAGTGCGTTCATCGGTGTGCCTTCGCTCGCAGGCAGTCCCGCAGCAACAGCACGCTGTCCTGTTGCTCATGCGGCACATGGAAGGACTGCGCGGTCAGCCAGTCCAGAACGGCCACCAGTTCGGCGTCGCGCGCCATTCCCACGATCTGCTCGGCGGTGACGGTCTCGGTCACTCGACGTGCCTCGGTCAGGTCATCCATTGAGTTCCGCCTGTCGCGCGGCAAAGATGTCCAGCAGCTCTTTGCGGGTGTTATCCGGCAGCGCGTACCCGCTGATCTCGTCACCGATGGACTTCAGCCGCGCCCAATCAGGTGCGGCTGATATGCCCGCCGTCCACTTGGCCACCTGCTTGTCGGTCGCCACAGGCCGGGGATGCTCAAAGGTGGTGGTGATGTCCTCCTTGGCCCACAGATCCAGGGCCACTCCAAACCGCATCGCCGCGTTGCGTATGGCGTTGCCGATGGCTCCCTTCACCTTGTCGTAGGGGTCCTGACCCATCGGCTCGCCGTAGCCGTAGCGGGTGACACCGCAGACCGTGAGCGTGATCCATAGACCGCCGCGCTCGTCTAACGCTGGCAGTCCGTTGTCGTTGATTCCGGCTGGCTGCCAGGTCCAGGTCGGGTCCACCTCTAGTAGCCGCTGGGTCACGGCTGCATGGCCGACGTAATCGAGTTGCAGACCCGCCTTGGGCATCTTGCCGATGGCTGACTTCGGGAACGGCTCGCGCAGTTTCGCCGCCTGTTCAGGTGTCATAACCCGCACCGCTCGCCAGGCACGTCCCAATGGCGTGCGCCCTTGCCGTCATTCCAGACGAGCCAGAACGCGAGATCCTGAAAGACGGGTGCCCATTGGTTCACCGGGTGCGCCCGCAGATCCTCACCGATTCCCTCGGCCACCTCGTCAGGGATGCCGACGCGCTTGAGTTCCTTCTGGATCATCCACGCAGCGCCTACGCCTAACTCGGGGGAGAACTGATACGCACCCCGGTACTTGCCGGTCGAGGACACAGCCCGGTAGTCATGCCGTGACTCGCGCTGCCGGATGCACAGGCGCTTGTCGTTGTCCTCGGGGACGTAGTGCCGACCCTGGTAGAGGGACACCGGGGACGGGTAGAACTTGGGGCCAATCTGGATTGGCTCGGATGTCGGCACGGCGGTGAGTGCCAGCGCAAGGACCGCCGCCGCCATCACTTAGCCGTCCTGAGTAGGGCGTCAAGTTCAGCGTCTATCGCCGCGTCTTTCATCTGCTCGGCGATGCGCTCGGCGCGCAGGAGTTCCTGGCGCAGCCAACGGACTTGCCGCTGGCTCTGTGCGTAGCCCTTCCAGTAGGACAGGAAGGCAATCCACGCGGTGAACAGCCCGAGGGCTGCGAGGGTGATCCACATAACTCCTCCTTATGGAGGTGGAGGGACGACCGTTAGGGGGGTCGCAGGGGGTCGTCCCTCCACGCACTTGGTGGGTTATTCAGTTGTCGCCAGAGGGGGGTCTGGCAGTACGCGCTGACAGGAGAGAGCGCGCACGAATAGAGACCCGCCGCCAATGGGAGGTGCGACGGGTCGGTCTAGGGGGGTGTGGGTTATTTGTCCGTTATGCGCTTTGTGCGTACAACATTGCAATATGCTCACTTTGTCGGAATGAGCGCGGTAAATGCGAAATGAAGGCGTACTGTCGAGCACAGATGGCCTCCCAACCATCGGCCAGGACGGTCAGGAGTTGCAGCTCACGGCATTTACGCAACAACGCCGCCGTGAAATGCAGCGCCTGCCATCCTGGTAGGTAGCCAAGTCGGGGGACTTGGCCAGACAGGAAATGGTGCACAGAAATGATGGACCGACAAATAATGACCAGTCAAGACCGACACGCCGAACTGATCCAAAGTTATGAGACCCACGTCATCCGGCTCGGGTACTCCCCGGGGACGGTCGAGCAGCGGGTTGCCCGCCTGCGCGCCCTACCGGTTCCACCGGATGAAGCGACCACAGCCGACGTGCTGGAGAGCCTGCCCGCCGATATCAAGCCGTCCAGCCGCAGGGTCTACCTGGCCGCCTTGCGAGCCGCCTACCGCGACCTCCTGACCCTCGGCCTGGTCGAACGTGACCCGACCGTCGGGGTACGCCTGCCGGGTGCCGGACGGTCTCTGCCGCGACCCTTGCTGGACGAGGAGGTCAGCGTCCTGCTGGCTGGCTCGGGTCGGCAGCGGGACTGGACGCTGCTCGGGTTGTACGCGGGCTGCCGTGCCTCGGATGTGGTCGGCCTCTATGCGGAGGATCTGATCCGCAACCGCAGCGGGTATGCGCTGCGACTCCACGGGAAAGGCAACGTGGAAGCCATCGTGCCAGCGCATGACTTGGTGGTGGATCTGTTCAGCCGCTACCCAGCGCGGGGTCCACTCTGGAGGATGCGGCCCGACTCGATGAGCCACAAGTGGACGGCCTGGGCCATGGATCTGGGGGTCGCAGCACGCTTCCACCAATGCCGCCATTGGTTCGCCACGAACATCTACCGTCAGTCCGGTGACCTGCTGGTCACGCGGGATTTGCTGCGCCACTCATCGGTGGCAACCACGCAGATTTACGCAGCCGTAGAACCTGAGAACCAATACAGGGCCGTGGCTGGCCTGTAACGCAAGTGAACCCCCCAGCGACCCTGTATCGGGCTGCTGGGGGGTTCGTGCGTCATGCGGTCTAGGGGGACTCCTCGAACCACTCGCTCAGGTCCGGCTCGTCGTATGCGGCCACCTCGGTAGTGAAGCCGAGCGCCACGGTGGTCTTGGTCTCCTCGGGTGTTTCAGTCTCGGCGTTGATGGCCACCGCGATCCCGGCAGCCTCACGCATCAGGAAGCGCAACTGGCGCAGCGAGATGTCACCATCCCACCGCACCTCCACGTCCCCGATGACTATCTTGACCATGACCGTGCGCTGGCCTCGGCAATCAGGGTGTACGCGATGGCATCTAGGTAGTGGTCGCGGTCGTAGCCGTGTCGAGCCCTGGCCAACTTGACCATCGTCATCATCGCGGCGACGTCGGCCACCGACAGATCCCGACCGAGGTAGCCGGACCACATGCCGGCGATCCGGCCCAGGGTGTCCTCTGGCTTCCCGTGGGTCGCCATGCGGTCGCCCATCATCGTGGCCACCGCTTCACTTGCCAGCGCAGGGTCAATCACTCAGGCTCCCTAGATTGGTCTGGTCTGCCCGTTGGCTAGGACTTTGCACCACGCACCGCAGCCACACATCAGTTGCGGGTAGGCGGCGGTCCTGGTGTACGTCTTACCCATCGGGGTCAGGTCAGTCCCACCGCAGGTAGGACAGCAGGTGGGGTCACCCGTTAACAGGCCGAGGTGTACGTTTCGTACATACGGCGCGAGGTATTCCAGGAGCGCCTGGGTCGCGCGCACGTCGGCCACGTTGTACGCCTTGAACTTGGCCCACGCCTTGTCGTCGCCGTCCAGCACCTTGCGCCACAGGCCGGTCCCGGTGTCCAACTTGGTCGGCAGTCCCAGGGTCTCAGTCACATAGCCGAGCCGGTTGCTGGCAAACTTGAAGAGCCGCCGGTTCTCCTTGAGGAGATCCACGTCCACCCACGGCGACGGCGGTCCCAGGCCCGAGGTGACGAACTCGCGCATTGCGTGCTTGTTATCAAAGCCTCGATGGTTGTAACCGACCACCACGTCAGCGTCATTCAGCGCGTGCCACAGCGCCTCCACCATCTCGCGCCGGGAGTTGTGGTGCTCGCTGTAATACATGACCTGCTGCGAGTCCGTCCACTTCCCAGCCCAGCACAGCAGCCGCGACGGGGTCACGATCTGGTCAGGACGGATGGACGTGTCGTGGAGATTGTATGTCCACACCAGGTGCGGCGAGGTCTCGATGTCGTAGACCAGGACGCGCGGCGGCCTAGGCGTCAGCGACTCGGCCAGCGCCATGCTTGAAGCACCTGCACCCGTGCTTGCGGTGGATCTCAATGCTCTTGTAGTGGATGTCGTAACCCTCCAGCCGGAGCATGGATGCGATCAGGTGGGAGGACAGCCGACGCGGGTCACCCTTCGGGATGTCGAGTGCGGCCCGTAGCGCGTGCGCGTCGTCGGCATCCAGGTCAGCCAGGATCACCGCAGTACGGCAGGGGAGTCCACGCTGCGCGGGTCGCGCGTCACCAAGCCTCTCGGCCAGGGTCATAGCCCTAACGCCTCGCTCCAGGCTTTGCGCACGATCTCATCCCGCGCCAGGATCGGCAGCGGGAATAGTCCGTCGTTCTTATCGGCGGCTGGTGTGAATGTGATGTGGATATGCCCGGTGTGGCCGTAGCCCTTGCCGCGCCACTTCCAGAACCAGCGGCGGTAGGTGCCGCTTGCCACCTGATCTTCATAGACAACGTGCAGGATGCGCTTGGCACCTGGCAGGTTGCTCGCTGCGTAGGTGACGAGTTCGTCGGCCAACTGTCGCGCGGTCGCCCCGTTGCGTTCCTTGCCGCGTCCCATGTTCTCGTCAATGTCGAGCGCGTACACCACGCCGTGCTTGTCGGGGTTGTGGAAGCTGCGCCGCTGTGAATGACGGAAATCAGCCACCCAACCATCTGTGCGGCGATCCCTCGCTGGCCACCTGTCGTCAATCTGCTTGCGCAGCGTGACACCAGCCCGACATAGGCGCGCCATTACTCGTCCGGCGAGACGTTAGCCGCAGCGAGTCCACCCATAAACACGGCGTAAACCAGGCCGATGATGGCCGGTGCCACGGAGTCCTCAATCCAACCGAACGCCACCAGGACGGGGACGACGGCGACACCGCAGGCGTAGAGCCAGCGGCGGTATCTGGCAGGTATCGCAGGCATAGTGCCCTCCAAAAAAGAAAGCCACCCGAAGGTGGCCGATGTGCAGGGTTGGTTACAGATCGTTATTGAGGTGGTACGTAACGTGGTCGTCAATCTTGGTCCGAACGTCACGAACCTCAGACTCAATCCGGTTGAGTTGATCCTTCACCGATGTGCCGCCGTTCGGTTGCAGCGTCTTGCTGATGGCTATCTGCGTGCGGATCAGCCACAGGATGCCGCCGAGGATGGCGGTCGTCAGGATCACCAGCGGCACAAGGTCGGCGGGTGCGTTGAAGTTCACGCTTCCGGCTCCGCCTCTGGCTCGGGTGCAACAAACTCGTCAGCCTCAGCGTCGAAGCGGAACCCGATCCCCGCGTACGTCGATCTGAAGTTTGAGTTATACGACGTCTGCCGCCACTCGCCTGCGAGACCGATGCTGGCGATGAAAGCCTGACCGATCGGCTCAGACTCGGGGAACTCCCCGCCGCCGCAGTCGTCGTTCCCGACCACGATCACCTCACGGACGATGCCGTCCTCAATGCGTGCAAAGTGTGCCATGTGTGTTCCTTTCGAGTTGAGTTATGCGGTGCGTACGCGAACGATCACGATGCCGGAGCCGCCTGCGCCGCCGACACCTCCATCGCCTGAGCCGCCGAACCCGCCACCGCCACCGCCGCTGCCAGTGTTGACAGTCCCAGCTCCGCCTGTGGTGTTGTTAGAAGTTCCGTTGCCACCGCCACCGGTGCCACCATTGCCTGGCGTGCCGCCGTCGGTTGAGCCGCCACCTCCACCAGCGCGAGTGACAGACGTTCCGGTGATGCTGCTGGCAAGGCCGTTTCCACCGTTACCGGCAGCAGAAGCGGTGCCTGCGCCGCCAGCGGTGCCAGCCCCACCACCGCCGCCAGAGAAAGCATTTACGGCGTCCCCGCCGCTCTGCCCTAGACCGCTAGTGCCAGAACCACCGATTGCGCCAGTAAATGCGCCTGCGCCTCCGCCGGAACCACCGGCAAAACCGTAGCCACGCACCGTCGCGCCGCCGATAGACCCTGCTCCAGCGCCGCCACCCGTCGAGTAGAAACTGCCAATACGGGACGTCGCGCCGTTGTTTCCCGCAAGGCGAAGTGTCGAGCTGGCCGTCGCTCCAGCGCCACCCGCGCCGACTACGACGGTCTGCGTCCCCGCTGACAAATACAGCGAGGTCGCGTCGAGGTAACCTCCAGCGCCGCCACCGCCCCCAACGAAGTTGCCACCGCCGCCGCCTCCCCCCACGACCAACACATCCGCGAAACCCGCCTGGTTGACAGTCAGCGTGCCCGAGGATGTGAACTCAAAGTAAGCGAACGTGGACCCACCCGAGGTGTAAGTGCCAGTCGCTGTGCCACCAAGTGAAGCCGCACCAGCGACAGCCGTGTACGGGCGAGCGACACGGACAATCACAACACCGGAACCACCAGCGCCGCCGTTCGCTGTTGTTCCCGCACCACCGCCACCGCCGCCCAAGTTCGCGGTTGCTGCTGTTGGAACTACGTTCCCGATCGTTCCTGATGCACCTCCACCGCTACCACCAACACCAGCAGTGTTTCCAGTAACGACACCACCACCACCGCCGCCGCCGTAAACAGTTGACGATCCAACAATGGATGATGTCAAACCTGCGCCGCCTGCGCCTCCCGGCCCTGTTGAAGTTGTCGTGCCCCCCGCCACGGTGTTGCCACCACCACCAGCACCGGCACCGTTTGAAATTACAGCGCCCGAACCACCATTGAAACCACCTTGAATTGAATTGCCGAAATTGGACGCAGCAGCAGCACCGCCACCGCCACCGCCACCGCCGTTTCCTCCATCGCCGCCGTCAAATCCAGATGTTCGGTTTGTGGTGTTGATACCGCCACCTCCACCACCTGCGGCGATTACATCACCAATTCGTGAACTTCCACCGGGTGGTGCGGCACGAAAAGCGGTTGAGTTGACAGCACCGGCACCACCAGCACCGACAGTCACAGTAAACGTGCCTGCACTCAAAAAATAATTTTGAGATGAAATAGCCTTGCCGCCGCCGCCGCCGCCGCCTTGTGAAGTCCCGCCACCACCGCCGCCCGCCACGACCAACACGTCAGCCAGGCCCGCCGTCGAGACGTTGAGTGTCGAACTGCTATTGAAGGTCCAGTAGTCGTACGTGATGCCGCCACTCGTGTAGTTGCCTGTCGGAGTGTCAGAGATAGCGGCACCACCAAGTGCTCCGCCAAGTGATTTCCATGTGCTGCCGTCGTAAACCTGCACCGTGCCGCCACCAATGTGAGCGACCATGCCAGTCGACGGTGACGGCAACGCGGAACCACGCGCCGCCGTGCCGTTGAAGTTCATCACGGTTTGCTCGATGCCGTACCCGTTCAAGTCGGAAGCAGTCAGCACCTCGCCAGACGAGAAAGCCTTATAACCCAAACCAGCCATGTCGCTCCTCTACAGACTTACCCAGGATGTGCCGTTGTAAACCGTCACGGTCCCGCCACCAACGTGAGCCACCATTCCGGTGGACGGTGACGGCAGAGCCGAGCCGCGTGCTGCCGTGCCGCTGAAGTTCATAATCGTCTGCTCAATGAGGTAGCCGTTCAAGTCGGCAGCGGTAAGCACCTCACCAGCAGCGAAAGCCTTATAACCGAGACCCGCCATCACGCCTCCCTAGAAGCCAAGTTGGTCGTCGTCGAGTTGCCCGAACAGGGACGAATCAAGAATGAAGGACGCCTCCGCGCGAGACATCGCCAGCGTTACCGTGTGCGACGCCGGGGACACGCTGTGGCTGATGCGGTCCAGGGTCGCGTACTGCGTGATCGCCGCGCCCACCTTCGGCGTGAACGTCACCTGCAACGGCTGACCCAGATCCATCCGCGCCAGCGTCGTGCGCTGCGCCGAGGTCAAGCCATCCACCGCGATGGACACCTCGTTGATCCGCAGCGACGGGTCCTTGTAGCGGGCCAGCAGGTAGTCAGCCAGGGTGCCGTTGTCGGCGTCCGTGTTGAACAGCAGTCCCGTCTTGGACAACTCCGAGATCCCGTAGGTGGTCTGGCTCGTGGCGTCCGTCCTGACCGCCGTGCCACCACCCTGACGCACCAGGGTCACCTCGTTGTAGAGCTGCTCGGCCCCGTAGTCCAGACCGACAGCCGTGATCGGGATGCCCGTACCACCGAGCAGCACCGGGTTGCTGAAGTTCTGGTTAGCCAGCCGGTCGGCGAAGTTCGCGTTACCGGCGCGGTCCATGAAGAACAGCCCGAACTCGGTATCGGTCACCGTCTGCAAGTAGTCCAGCACGTTCGTATTAGCCGCAGGTGTGTCGGCCTGGAGGGTCACCTGGCCCGTGTCAATGTCGCGCTTACCCGTCGGCCAGGACGCCTCCGTCAGCACCGCACCGACCCGAGCACCCGACGCCTGCGACGTACGCACCGCCGTGCCCATCGTGACCTGGCCCAACTGGATGAAGCCGTCCACACACTCAGCCACAGACGTGGAATCGCCGGACAACTCGTAGCCGATATTCCAGTCATCCACCAGGCCGGTGAAAATCGGCTCGGAATCCAGGGTCACGCTGACGTTCTTGCGCGGCACGATGCTCGACGAGTACGGGGACGCCGTGCCATACGTCGGGTCGAACAGACGCAGACGGTTGTCCAGCGTGATTGACGCCTGACCTGCCTGCACCCGGTCCAGCACCCGTGACCGGCCACGACTCACGCTCACGTTACGGACGTATTGCGTGACGTCCACTAGGGAGAACGGACCGCCGAGGGTGAAGGTCGTGTTATCCAGCACGCCTTGCACCGGGTCGTCAAGGGTGAAGAAGTTTGTGGTGCCGCCAGCGTCCTGATCGAACGCAAAGACGACCGAGACGTTGGTCATCGGACCGTGATCGGGACCGGCCCGTTACGCCGCTCGTACTGGCGCAGCGCGTCCACGATCTGCCGACCGACGTCACCGCCGTCTGTGCCCATGCCTGCATAGACATTCAGCGTGATGCCGCCACCAGCCACCGCACCCGTGCTTGACGGGGAGCCCCCATTGGGGACGATGCTGCCCGACACGTCAGGGACAAACAGTTCAGGACCGCGCTCGCCGACGAGGTAAGCCGTGTCAGCCGCGACTGGTCCACCCATCGCGCGGGGACCGCCGTAGCCGAAGGAGCCGATGACCTCGTTGATCTGGCGGTTGATCGTCGTCACGGTGATAGTGGTTTCACGCTTCATGGATGCGGCGAGTCGATCCATCAAGCCTTGCAGCGCCTCATACACCGGGCCACCCTTGCCAGCCGCCAGCTTAAACCCGTCATAAGTATTCTGCGCCGAGTCCACGCCAGCCTTCAGGAACTCCGGCACCATGTTCTGCGCAACGATCCCGGCCTGGTCACGGACCAGTTGCATCTTCATGGCCATCGTGTCAATCAAGCCATTCTCGATGAGCGCCTGTCCCATGACGCCGCCCTTGTCGGCACCCTCGCCCGCCAGGTACTCAGCGAGCGCCTGCCGCGCCGGGTCGTTGCCGGGGCCGCGCACCGCCTGAAGGACGTTGCCGAACCATTCCCACTTGGCAACCTCAGCGTCCACCGCCTGAATCCAGGCCGACGCATTGACCTTGCCCTCCTCGTTGAGCGCTCCCTCAAAGGACTTGCCGATGCCGAAGCCGGTGAGGATTGTGCTCTGCATATTGCGAGCGAACTCTGTGACCTTGCCCTTGGCCTCGTCCAGAGCGTTGGACAGCGAGTTAGTGGTCTCAATGATCGCATCACGCATAGACTGCGTGAAGGTCTTTTCCATTTCACCACGCAACTGCGCGAAGGCCTTCGCAGAATCTTTGCTGGCTGCCCCCGCTTTGCCAACCGCTTTCTCGGTCTCGCCGTAGGCAACTGTCAGGCTTTGCCAATACTCGCGCACGCCACCAGTTCGCGCGCCTTGAGCCAGCGCAGAGGTAACGGTTCCCGAGGTATTGGCCAGATCGCTGGCTGCGTTCTTGGCGTTCCAGATCGCTTCCCACAGTTCCAGGTAGGACTTGGACGCCTTATCTGCCGCGTCTGCCGCGTCGTATGTGTTCGGCGTCAGATTGCCGGACATTGCATTGCCAGCAGCGACCGCAGCACCAACCGTGCCAGAGATCGCTGCATTGAGTTCGGTGGTGACGCCCCGATAGAACCGACCCTGCTTGGCGGCGTTGATCGTGGATTGTGTCAGATTGCCATTGGCGTCGGTCAGGTCCCGAGTCGCGCGTGCGGTCCGATAGACCTCCTCGCGCAGTTTCGCTGACTCGTCGGCACCCTTGTCCAGTTCCATGACGAGGGCTGTCAGTCCAGCGATAGCAAACACAAACGGGATCATCCGCATGGTGGCGCTCAGCGTCGCCGTCGCAATCGTGGCACCCCTGGCAGCGATTGTGTACGCGCCCAACTGAACCGTGTG